ATGGTACACGACGGCGTCGCAAGACGAGGTCAACGCGTTCCGCCGCCGCCTTGGTGGTGGGTGCCGCCTCGTTACTAATCGCTACGAGGACATCTCACTGCTCCCGCCCAATCCCGACTTCACCTACCTCATCCCCCCACCGATGGCGGCAGCAGCCGACCCTACCCAGCTCCAGACACAGTAACTCAACAGACCCAAAGACCAGTCCTCTTTATTGGTCAACATAGCGAACGCGAGTGTAAACGTTGATTGAGCCCGCCGTAGCACCAGCTGCTACCGAGCCGAGAACTATAAGGTACAGAGAGCCAGACTGGATGTCAGCCACAGTACCCGCATCCCCATTGTTGAACTCCTCCGGATGGTTGAGATGCCTGTAGAACTCTAGCACGCGAGACGTGCCCGGCTCCCCCGTAGCGTTGATGTTCACGCACTTGTCGTACAACACGCGAAACCTCTTCCTATTCTCCAGATTGCGATGCGAAAGCCACGCAACCGTCTGTAGAACATCGGCCACGCCAAGAGCGGCAGCATTCGTCTGCCGATCGTATACAATCATCACGCGATGCGTCTGGTCGATGCCGGTACCAGCCGTGCCATAGGTCTGCGCACGCATCTGTATGCTCTTCAACGTCACCTGACGCCCAATGCGCTCATCGATGTCATCACCACGAGCAATCCCGTTGAGCAACAGAATGGCACCACCCGTGTTCACGTCGAGCACCGCGTTGGCATCCACGCTTTTGAACTCCCCCGGCTGAAGATTCAACCCGCGAACTGCTAGATTCGCGAGCATAGGCGCTTCGCGGTACGCAGCAATCCTAGCCGAGCGCGCAATACGCCCAGCAGTAGCACGAGCAACAGAAACAGGAGTACGCAGCGGACGAGCCCGCACGGACCTCCCATAGACATGACGCTGACGGTACATCACTTGCTGTGAAAATTATTTGTGACAATATCTTAGTTGGTGACGTCACCAACCAAGAATATCTATGACGTAAGGTGCCGAGGTGCCACTGTGCCGAAGTGCCCAAGGTAATAATATACTTGGGCACTACGTCACTAGGTTCTATAAATAGAACATGACTTTAGTCGGCACAGACACACGGGAGCGGTCGGTCAATCATTGTCCTCCGCCTCCGCTCGCCCCAAGGGATCCCCCCTCCCTCCGCTCCGCTCCGGGGGGTCCCCCCTTAGGGCCCCTCGCTCCGGCTCCGGAGAGGGGCCGCAAGCGGCCCCCGTTTTTATCGAATGTGTGTTGGTTATTGATGTGTCTCTATTGATGTCATGTAAGACGTGTTTGACGTATTCCTAGAGAAATGTACCTTGCCTTGACATGACGCAAATCTGATGTCAGCTTAGCAGTCGCACTATTTTATTCCACTCCGTCTCCCTCACTTTTTAACCAACTCTACGACATGTCGGACAACGTACCCGGTGATCAAGTGATGCGCGAAGCGCTGGCGGAGGTGGAAGGACCGCGTCGCCGCGCGGAGGGCCGCTCTCAAGCTGGCCAACGCTCCAAGCGCTGGATGTGTACGATGAACAACCCCGGCGACTACACGCCCGTGTGGAACGCGAACGAGATGGACTACATGGTCTGGCAGTCAGAGGTCGGCCACGAGACGCACACGCCGCACTTCCACTGCTACATTCGCTTCAAAGTGCGTAAGACTCGCGCCGCTGTTAAGCGCTTCTTCGGCGGTCACGAGCTCGACATACGCGCCGCCCGCGGGACCGAAGCCGAGTGCAAGGCCTACTGTACCAAGCCCGACACGCGCTACGCTCCCGGGGCAGAGTACGGCGAGTTCCTTCCCGAGGCAGGTGCGGTCGGCCAAGGAGAACGTTCTGACCTGCTACCTGTCGCGACCAAGTGCAAAGCGGGAGTCTCTCTACGGACTATAGCGGAGGATCACTCGGAGACGTTCGTGAAGTTCCACTCCGGTATAGCGGCGCTGCATGCGCTGGTAGCGCCGCTGCCTCCTGCTATTCGCCAAGTTCAAGTACTGCTTCTCTGGGGAGCGACTGGGACGGGGAAGAGCTATCGAGTGGCGACTCAGATGCCGGAAGCCTACAAGGTGCGTCCTGGGAGGGATCCGTGGGGGAACTACCGCGGGGAGGACACGGTCTGGTTCGACGAGTTCAACTGGGAGAAGTGGACGATCTTCGAGATGAACGAGTACCTCGACCAGTACCGCTGCAAGCTCGACCGGCGCTACACGGACGCCTACGCCGCCTGGACGCGTGTGGTGATCTGCGCCAACTCCAATCCGACTTCATGGTACACGACGGCGTCGCAAGACGAGGTCAACGCGTTCCGCCGCCGCCTTGGTGGTGGGTGCCGCCTCGTTACTAATCGCTACGAGGACATCTCACTGCTCCCGCCCAATCCCGACTTC